CAAGACTATGGTGTCCCTCAGTCTTACTTGAATGTGGTTGAGGATGCTCGCATCGAGAAACTCATGAAGCGTAAGTTTCCTGGTCTTGCTCGTAATTTCTATGCTGGATATCAGGAATTGCATGACGAAGATTTCTTCGCCATTGGTGACCGCTCACTCAACTCCTATACTCTAATCGACCGTATCAATCTGTATTTCAAGATTGGTATTCATGCCAATGAGTTGTTTGGTTTTGAGAAAGAAGAAACTCCTCTGGTTGATATGGTTGCCAATGCAGAAACCTTTGAGGAAGTTGTGGAAGCTGCTCGTGCCATTCTAAAATATACTAAAGAAAAAGAAATGGAGAAGGTGGCAGAGATTCCTAATGCTGAAGAGTTGCAAAACGATACTGCAGCACAATCCAATTCTGCACCATCTTCTATTCAACAATCTGATGTTGGAGAATCTGAAGAAGAGAAAGTCCAGTCCGAGGAGAAGGTAGAAAACACTGGTGCTCAAACTGGTGCTGGAGACCTTGGTGGTGACTTTAAATCTGAGACGGATTCTGCATTCACAGAATCACAAAAGAATCTAGTCAATAAAGAGTATGGTGACATTGACTATGTTGAAATGCCGCCCCTCAGTATCGATACTTTTGTGGTCAAGAATGAAACAGTGATGGAGGAGTGTAATGCAACTTTCTCTGAGCAAAACAACAGTGCATTTCAATTTGTAGACTCTGCTTATCTGGAGTATCGTAAAGAAGCGCAACATGAAGTATCTTTCCTCGTTAAAGAGTTTGAGATGCGTAAGTCTGCAGACCAATATGCTCGCTCTCACAGTGCAAAGACTGGTGTCCTTGATACTAGCAAACTCCATACTTTCAAATGGAATGAAGACCTATTCAAGAAAGTCAACGTTATTCCCGATGGCAAGAATCATGGTCTGATTTTTATTCTTGACTGGTCTGGGTCTATGGGACAGATTCTCATGGACACTGCCAAGCAACTTCTTAACATTGCATGGTTTTGTAAGAAGACTCAGATTCCTTTTGATGTCTATGCGTTTACTAATAACTATTGGTATGACCGCAACTATGACCACGAGGAAGATTGTGTGCAATCTGATGGGCGTCACCATGACAAGAAAGCAGGTTACATCGAGATTTCTTCTTACTTCCGTCTGCTGAATCTCATCTCTAGTAATGGCAAGAATGGAAAAGACCTTGAGAAGCAACTTCTCAACTTCTGGCGACTTGTGTATGGTGAGAGCATGTATTGTGGTTACACTCTTCCCATTGGATATGGTCTCTCTGGCACTCCTCTGAATGAATCTGTGATTGCTCTCACTGCTATCATTCCTGACTTCCAGAAGCGCACTAAAGTCCAGAAGACTAATGTGATTATTCTCACTGATGGTGAGGCACAATCAATCTCTTACAACAAAGATATCTCTTGGGGTGGTGCTTCTAAAATTGGGCAGAATCACATTGGACAACATTGCGTTTTGCGTGACCGTGTTAATGGGCGAGTGTATCCTTCCTTCACAGGAAGTTACTACTCTGCAGATGAGATTACTTCTACTTTCTTGACTGCAGTCCGCAATCGTTTCCCCGATGTTAATCTGATTGGGATTCGTCTCACTAATGGTCGCGGTCTTAGTAATGCAATTGGCATCAGCAAAAGGACTATCACTGATGCTGATAAAATTCAAAAGGAATGGAGGAAGTCTAAGTCTGCTGAGATTTCTGATTACAATGGATATCAGAAAATGTATTTCATCGGTAGCGATAACATTCACAACGATGACAATTCTTTTGAAGTCGCACAAGATGCAACCAAGTCTCAAATCAGGAATGCATTTAAGAAGTCCCTCTCCAAGAAGGCAGTCAACAAGAAAATGCTGACCTCCTTCGCTACCATGGTCAGTTGAGAAACCGACCCCAAGTCGGATTTTTTCCGACTATCCCTTGTATAATATACACATACCAAACGACCCAACCCCATGAAAAACTTTGAAGTTGCCCCTATTGTTGAGCGTTACGGTCAAACCGTTTCGGCGTCTCACCTGCGCGAGTATGCTGGTGAGATTGGAATGTCCTACCAGACACTGACTAAGAAACTGGAGCAATACAAAGTCCAGCGTGGACTGTGGCAACTGTCTGTTGCTGAGCAACTGGAGCAAACTTTCAATGCTCCTGCCGCTGTTACCGTACGGGAAAATATGGACCTTATTCCTCAGAAAGATACTAACTTTGTCCCGTTCGGGAATTTTGCAGACATCAAAAAAATCATTCAATCTGGTATCTTCTATCCTACTTTTATTACTGGTCTGTCTGGTAACGGTAAAACTTTCAGTGTGGAGCAAGCATGTGCTCAACTGAAACGTGAGTTGATTCGTGTAAACATTACTATTGAAACTGATGAAGACGATCTTATTGGTGGGTTTCGCCTTGTCGATGGGTCAACTGTTTGGCATAACGGACCTGTCATTGAAGCACTCGAACGAGGAGCAGTCCTGCTACTCGATGAGATTGACCTTGCTAGCAACAAAATCCTTTGCCTCCAATCCATCCTTGAAGGGAGCGGTGTGTTTCTGAAAAAGATTGGCAAGTTTGTCAAACCTGCTCCTGGTTTCACTGTTATTGCTACTGCTAACACTAAAGGCAAAGGTAGTGATGACGGTCGCTTCATTGGCACTAATGTGCTCAACGAAGCATTCCTTGAGCGTTTCCCTGTTACCTTCGAGCAGTCCTATCCTTCTGCCAAGATTGAATCTGCTATCCTAAAGAAAGTTTCTGAGTCTCTTGAATGCTACGATGCTGACTTTGTTGAGCGTCTAGTTTCCTGGGGTGAGATTATTCGCAAGACTTTCTTTGATGGTGGCGTTGACGAAATCATTTCCACTCGTCGCCTGGTGCATGTTATTCGTGCCTACTCAATCTTCGGCAAACGTATGAAAGCAATCGAAGTTTGTGTCAATCGTTTCGATGATGAAACAAAGCAATCATTCTTGGAATTGTATGCTAAAATTGATGCAACAGTAACTACCAACGAAACTGCCGATGCTGAATGACCTTCCTCGCCACACCCTCATCCGTAAGAAAGATGGGGGTCTTTTTTTGACTAAGTGTAAAATCAACCAATTACTTTCAGGAAAAGAAGTTGCTTGTTACTTGGGGCACAAGTATAATGACGAGGAGATGCTTGACTATGAGCCCTCAACATGCTATATTGATAACATTGACCACATTGTAAATTATGAATCAGAATCATTGGAAGTATGATGAAGAGCGTATTCTTAATGAATTGAAAGAATACATTTCTTCTACTTATAGTCAGCACTATTCTGCTGGCACAGATAAAATTCAAACCCTTGACTTGATTGAAGCGTGTGGTGACGGGGAAGCATTCTGTCGGAGTAACATCCTGAAGTATGCATCTCGTTACGATAAGAAAGGCACTGCTCGCATGGACATCATCAAGGTCCTACACTATGCTGTGCTTCTTATGCACTTCAATGACAAAAACGCTATCCGTGAAGATTACCACCAATGAGTACTATTG